CATTCACACGCACCATCTTATCGTTGCCCCTTGACGGGCTGAACTCCTGCACCGGTATGCCAGTGGCTCTGAGTTCTTGTATCAGTGGAGCACCGGCTGCTTTTTTCTCCACAATGAACGCGTCTGGCTCCCACTCTTTGTAGTGTTTGAGCGCAACGGCCTTGAGTTCAGGGAAAGCCATCCTGTCTTTGAAAGCATCCAGCAAGATAAGCTGAGGCGAGTCGTTTTCTTCCTCATTGTAAAAAACCCCCCATGTTGTGCATGCTGAATAGTCCGAGTTGTTCTTGGTCTCAAACGCCGTGTCCCACGACTGGATGATGTAATCACACGTTGGAGGATCATCCTTTTCCCAAATACGCCACATCCTGCGCGAGATGACGGCTGAGTTCTCAGATGTGGGCTGCTGCATGTACTGCGCGTTCCAATACCGTGGGTCAATCGACGCTTTCGTGGACTTAAGAGACGCCAGAGGCCACTGCTCTGGCCAAAGTGACTTCTCGTCCTCTGTATCTTCATTGAGAATGGCTGGCAGCTCCACAATCTCCCAAGGCACAGCCTCTGGGTTCTTAGCTTGGTAGTCAATCAGGCGCCCAGTCAAGTCAAGCAAAGACCACCTAGTCATAATGACGATGATCGCGCCGCCCGGCATCAAACGCTGCAAGGGGCCCGTCTGAAACCACGACCATGCAGTATCAAAAGCCAGCCGCGAGTTGGTTTTTACGTCTTGTTCCGAGTGTGGATCGTCAATAACGAACAGATCAGCACCACGACCAGCAAGAGCGCCCCCGACACCAGCAGCATAATACTGACCGCCAGCACTTGTGGACCATTTACCAGCAGCCTTTTGGTCATCTGCCACCATTGTTTGGGGGAAAACTGCACGATACTCCTCCGAATCCAACAGATTTCGCACCCGACGACCGAAATCCTCTGACAGACCAGCAGTGTGCGTGCCCATGATGATCTTCTTCTCAGGGTATTTACCTAGAAAGTACGCAGGAAACAGGTAAGAGCTGAACTCAGACTTACCCATACGAGGCGCGATGTTGATAATCACGCGCTTTTTGTTGCCCTCAACCACATCTGTGAAGATTTTGGCTAGTTTTCTGTGGTGGGGGCCTATCTTAAAGCCCGGATATACCGCAGTAGCAAAGCCCAGCATGTTTGTTTTAGCCGCCTGCAGTCTGGCGCGTGCCTCACGAAGCTCTAAGTCCTCAAACAATTCCATCTTCTCGGCCACTGACATGTGCGGGAGTGCTTTAGCCATAGCTTCTAGCTCAATTTTGCTCAGCGTTGTGAAGTTCTCAGGCTTCATCTTTATCTTCCACAACGTCAACAACGTCAATCACACCCATGAATCTGTTGAGCTTGTCTTTAATGCGTGCTTCTAACTCCACGTCCGACATCTCGCTCTTCTTAACTTCAATGCGCTCTGTAAACAGCGCCACTTCGGTGACCTTACCGAGCATATCAAGCGCCTTCAGGCGTATGCGGGCATCGGGGTGCTCAACTTCTTCAAGGATCTTAGCTACTGCAAAACCCCTGAGCTCCTTGGCCTGCTCGACAAACGCCCAATCGTAAGCTGTGAGCATCCCGACCAAATGCTGTACTGCTGCTGGCGCCTTTATGTTAGCTAGTGCTTGTTGCGTTGTTGCAACAGACTGCCCTGTCACCATTGATGCAAATGATTTACGTGCGGCTTCTGCTTCTGCCTTGGTCTCAATCTCTTCATCTTCCAACTCTAAGTCTTTGAGCCATTGTGCGGTTTTGACTTTGGCGTCAATCGTTGTGGTCGGGTCAGCTTTTTCGAAAGGCACTACTCCCGCAGTGGCGTCGACCACCTCTGGATGAAACTCGCCGTTAATCAAATGTTCTAGCATTGCGTAGGGTTAGTACTGGCGTCGTACTTGTTGCCTCGTTAGTAATAGTGTACACTTATTTCCGGCAGTGGTGCAAGTTTTCTTGTTCATTGCTTCTCCTTGAGGGAAACCTCCTTGTGCCCCCGGAACGTCTGCAGATGTCCGGGGGTCTTTTTTTATTATGCCGTGTCCAACGTTTGACATGGTACTTTTGAATTTTTTAAAATTTTTATGGGGGGTGGGGTGCTGGCGCTGGCGCTGGGAATTTGAAAAATTGGATTTGCGGTTGTGGAACAGTGTTCATGTGCGCTACGGGACTCCGACTCTACAAGGTTGGGTGGGGGATGGGTGGGGTTCGGGGATACCAAAATGACCTGTCCCAAACCCCCCATATGGATACTGAAAGTGTTGATTAGCAATAGTGCTAGCCAACAACGGGGAAAGTTTTCCCCATTCAACTCAAGGAGATAGTCATGTCAGTTCAAACCAATGTAAATCTGTATTGCAAGTCCAAGGTCTCTAAGGCACAAGCCCTCGTAGACCTCACGAAGGAGCTCAAGCGCAAGTCACGTGAGGCTGTGCGGGCAACACTCATGCCGCTTGTGGGCAAGTTCTGGACAGTCAAGCTTGTCGATGGCGAGGGCAAGGCAAAGGGTAGCAAGGTGTTCGACTCTAGTGCAGAGAACTATGAGAACGCCAAACGTGATCTTTATGATCTTGTCGTTGGCATCTGTGGCAAGGCAGGCAGTAGCGGTAGCAAAGAGCCAGTCGTAGTTCCCAAGAAGCTGGTGTCAAGCATCACCGCAGAGATTATTGACGCAGGCTTAACACGTGATGAGTTCAATGCTTTGTTGGCTCAGTTGCGTGATGCTGTCAGCTTTCAATAATCACAATGGGGAAAAGTTTCCCCGTTCTTCCAAGGCGGTGCAAGCATGGGACTTGCCCGCTGTTTCAAATCTTGTCCAATCCAACTTCAATCAATAATCTCAAGGAGCTAATCATGCCCATACCTTCACCCAAACTGTTTGCTCAAGAACCTGAGATGGCGTTGCTCGCCCTCTTGACGCTATACCTCAGCCCAAACGCTGTGTTCGAAGATGCCGCTGAATGGATGCACTCTGTGTGGCTTCACTTGCCCCCTGCTGAGCACGACTACTTCGACCTCTATGTTCGTTATATCAACCCCCTGTAAGGAGATCATCATGCGTAACCTCATCCAACCAACCACCAAGGAAGTCGGTATTGTCACCATTCGTGGGCGTGACTACCATATGCAGACCATCAGCTACGGCTCACAACATCAAGTACACGTATTCCGCAAAGGTGCGCTGCACCTGCGTGGCTTGGTATTCAACACACAACAAGAGTACGACCAATGGAAGAACGGCATGCACCAGCTCGATCTGTTCATCTAATGGGGAAAACTTTCCCCGTTCAGGGTTGCTTAGCACCAACCATGCACTATCCTGCACAACCTGCACTATCCTTCAAGATTATTGAAGCTCTTTTTCAGGTTTTTTCACGATGTCCGTGCCTATTGCGTACTGGACAAACACGCAGACACCTCGCAACCCGCATGAATACTAGCGTGGCTCAAAAAAGTGGCAATCTATCTATCTTTTTAATATATATATATATATATAGATGTATATTTATGGGGGTGAGCTCTTTTTCTTTTGCTTGGACTTTTATTTTTTTGGAAGTCCAAGTGCTCTCTCCCAAAAAGGTAGATAGCGTGACACATTTACCAAGAAAGCGAGTATTCATGCGGGCTACAGCCTGTCTACCAATTTGTCCGCTCCGTTATACGCAAGACAGATTCGGGGTAAAATGTCCACCTCTACTTTTCAAGGATCAATAATCATGTACGAAACATACCTCCCACTCACGCCCAACGAGCTTCATCAAAGATTATTGAAGCGCAAACTACATCCGTCTGAGATCACGCACATCAAGGACACAGTCGCCCAGATGAAGGAAGCCAAGCGTGTCGACAAGATCACACGCCATCAGCGCAAGCTTGCATGGGACAACGTACTCAAACCGCTACGCTACGAACTCAACAGCGCCAAGGTTGGGCGTAAGTACGATCTTGATGATGAGCAAAGGGTTGATGCGTTCGATGCGTACATTGCCGTGATGGAGAAGTTATTGAGCAGGTTCGCACACCCTGCGCGTAAGCTCGAGCAGACACCCATGCAGATGGCAAAGGACAAGAACCTACCCAACGATGGCGAGCACTGGACTGACTGGGTGCCACATCGAATCAAGACGCCCATAGCTGAGGCGTTCTACGCCCTACCGCACAAGTCGAAAGCCAAACGCAAACTACCCTTCCAACGCACAATGCTGCTCGATCAGCACGCCAAGGCAAAGCTAAGATTATTGAAGGCTACGCTTAAAGAGCTGGACACCATCGAGCGCAAACACATAGTCGCACCAACCGATGAGCGAGAAGACAAGATGCGACGCATAAAGAAAGCTCTCAAGATTATTGAAGCTATGCAACCACATGATGTAGTGCCCGCAACATGGAACACCTTAGATTTGGGCTGACACGCTCGACCAATGTCAGCTCTTACAACGGGGAAAACTTTCCCCATTCGTTTTTGTTAATTACCCCTCGGTCACGGCGCTTGGGCAATGCCGCAGACCATCCTCAAACTGCCTACAAGGAGAAACCAAATGAAAAGAGAACCACACAGCAAATACACCCACGCCATCGTGGAGGTCAAGCTAACTGTGACATGGAACGACGGCATCGTTGAGGACTTAACGCCTCACCTACCGCCTGAGCTAAGCGCCAACATCGAGGAGTACCTCACCGAGATGGATGACCTGCGTACGCAGAACCCAGCTAACTATTTTTTATAAGGAGAAATCAAAATGAAATTATCAGTAGACCTGTTAGATAACCACGTTAAAAGCGCAGTGATCGACATAGGCGTCAACAACGGATACATAGAGGCTTTCATAGCCAACGGAGTTCTGCACCTCAACGTGTTTAACAAAGAGGGCGATGTAGTGCATGACTATGCCATCACAACCGAGGACTTACGTGCGAAGGGCGGTTGCACTACGCCTAAGTTCGAGCCTGCACAAGAACACTACGAAGGAGAAACAGCATGACATACGCAGAACAAGCAAAAGCGTGGATACAAAATTCACCATACGTAGACATCCCTGTTGGGCGGTTCACGCTTAGATTCAAGCTGACTATCGACAGAGATTGGGGCTGGGTTTGGGAGCACATGACGTGGCTCCTCGCAGGAAAAGAATACTGGGAATCGCCAGAAGAGTTGTACTTCGATGGTATTTACGACGACATGAGCGCAGACCTGCACG